CCAAAAAATCGAGGGGGGGGTCTAAAAAATTTAGCTATCCCTCCCGTTTTATTTTGGTACTCCCTCCCGTTTTTAAAATCTGACACCCCTCTAACTACCTGCAATTACCCCTTGCGGTTGCGGAAGCTTGCTGGATGCTCTTCTTTGTTGTGACAGTCTTGGCATATACTTTCTAGGTTATCTATATCTAACCTATGTTCCCAACCCATTGCGGTCCGTACCTCTTGCCTATGATGCACTATGGTTGCTATTGTACTATCACATACTTCACACATTGGATTCATTGATAGCTTTCTTGCTCTCACGTTTCGCCACTGTGTTGATGCATAGAAGTCCGCATACTTCTTGTTGTCTGGTGAATGTCTTACTTGCTTGTTGTATGTTCGTTGTGTATTACCTTTGTGTTCTTCACAGTATACTTCTGGTATGTCTACATACTCCCTGCAGTGTGCAACCTTACACCGTCGCTTAGGCATTAGAAGCCCCACATATCTTTGTTGTTATTGGTGGTGCTTAAGATGTCATAAGATACTTTAGGTTTGGTTGTTGGTTTTGTTGTTGGTTGTTCTGTTGTGTATGATGTGTTGGTAACCATTGCTTGCTCTAACTGTCTGATGTATGATACTAACTCTAACTTAGTATGAGATAGTAGTTGCTTGTCTGTCATACCCTCCATGGTCATATAGTATACCCTCCTCTGTATTATATTGTCAAGGGTACAGTATTAAACTATACCCTCCACTGTCTATTGTATATGGTGGTTACTTGTTGTAGCCTTCCAGTGTGTTCTTCATACCTGTTAGTACAATGCGTCCAAAGACATTCCATACAATATAGGTAATAGCTAAACCGGTGTGACCTGATACATACAACGCATATGGTAGATACACATACATTAGTCCAGCCATTCCTACTGTAAATACCATGATGATACTTGCTGTTACGATTTGCGTTAGTTTATTCATAATTGATTCCTCCTATTTGTTTTTACTTTACTTCTATATTATAGCATACTTATTTGTAGTTTAGGGAATAGGTTAATCATTAAGATGTATGAAATGTTCTTCATGTGTTACCCATGTTCTTCATTGCGTTCTTGGTTGGATGACCTAACCACTCATACCGAGAACGCCTAGAAACGTTGATAAACCAATGTTTTAACACTATATATACTAAAAAGTTCTTCATGTTCTCCCAAAATTCTACTCTATCTGTAGAAAAATATAAAAAAGAAAAGTGTATCTGGTAGGTGAGTAGTAAAAAGACCCTCTACCGAGAACACATTGGTTCAATCCCTTGTGGCTCTAGGGATTATCTAATTTCATACAAAGAACCATACAGAGAACTTTTCACTGGTTTAAATATTTTTAAATTAATTTAACCAAAACTCTTGACAAATTACCAAACATGGTTTAGTATAGTAAATGTAAACCACAACAAGGAGGAAATAATATGAGAAACAACAAATCAGAAACAAAACTATTTTACACATTAAAAGAGTTACAAGACTACATTGATACACTTAATGTATTAGACAACACAAAGGTATACACGATTGACGTTAGAGATAAGTTGCGTGATGAGTATAAACCAAATGGACCAGAATTTAACAAGTATATGAAAGAACGTGTAAAACAATGGTGTACAGAAAGAGAAGTATACTATAGTGAGTATGAGCCAGTATTTACGAGCAGTAAAATGTTACTTGATGACTTCAACGATTGGAACAATTCAGATATTTCATACAAATTATTTATGGGACTATTTAAAGAGATAGCAAAAGACAGTGGTACTAATTTAGAAAGAACACGCTTACGAGTAAACGGAGAACTAGAATATGGTTTCATTGGTGTTAAAATAAACGGTTACTATAGTAAACAATTATAAACAAAAGAGGAGGAAACAATTATGATATACACATGGACTGAAAAAGGAACACGTTTCAACGGTAAGGACTATCATTTCACTATGTATAAACTGACAGACTATGATGCAGTAGTAGTTAGGTGTACTTATGGTTCATATGGAACTAGATTAATATTCTCACCAGATGAAGAAAGATTTATTTACGAATCACTTGACGAAATGAAAGAACTACTATATAATAAGTCATATATTTAAGGAGGAAACAATATGAAATTAAGAGATATGATTAACATTATCAGCAATGACCTAAAAATCACACTGGTTTTAGCAACAAAAGCGCCACTAACTTTTGAAATGGAATCACGTGGAGCATATATTCAATATGAACCAGTCTATAAAACATTAGTCAAATATCTTGACAATGAAGTCATTGGGATGTATATTATAGACAACAAACATATTAAACTACTAATTAAGGAGGACCTAAAATGACAGAATACAAATATTTAAAAATGAAATGCACAAAAGCAGACCCACAGGAGCCGTTTTTCACAGAAGGAAAAGAGTATGACATTATTAAAAATGCGTGTGGCTATGGTATCATGGATAATGATGGTGAAGTACCAGAATACGGAACAACACCATTTTACTTAGAACACAACCTAAATGAATTTTGGGATTCAAATTTTAAGATTGTCAACATTGATGAACGCACTAAGATTAGAAAAACATTTCAACGAACACTTATTCAATACAATATGGATATTGGTCACTTGTCAGGACATTTGATAGGAAAGCCAAGTAATGTAATATCAGCACAAATTGCAATGTTAAAAGTAAAACGTGAAGCAATCCAAGAATTATATGATGAAGTATTTAAAGGAGGTAATGAGTAATGACAAACAAAGTATTACTAACACTTGATGAAAACAAAGAGTTGAGTATCAATAGTAACCACGTAGATGAAGGGGAAGTGATTTACATGTTAATGGCTGGTTTAATTCATGTATGTAAAGAAGTTGAACTTGAACAAGATTTAATGATTGAAACTATTAAAGAACTTTGGGGGCGTGTAGAATGAACTTAGGACAATTACTAATGTATGTTGGATATGGTACAACAGTAGTATTAGTACAACATGGAACAGAAGAACAGATTTGTATTTTCACAGAATCGGAAGAACTAGAATATACTAAAGAATATGAGAAAGTTGCACCACACATTGAACGTGAGGTAATGCTTATTTCAACAACACCAGCTTCATATCTATATATTGAAATTCTTTAAAACTTTTTGAACAAAAGTGTTGACAACTACTATATCACATGGTATAGTAGGTATATAAGATAACAACAAACAAATTGGAGGAATTAAAAATGACAACTAAAAAACAATACATTATTATCAACAGTGAAACTAAACGAGGTTATGCAGAACGTGAAACATTTATGGAAGCTGTAGAAGTTGCAAAAAGAAAAGTAAACGGTCAAGTTATCACTCGCAAAGACTGGGAAGCAATGCAAAAATAATTGAAAAAAGGGGTTGACAAGTTCAGCCCCAACCGATATACTAAATATATAAATTAAAGGGAGGATATAAAATGTTAGTATCAAAGAAAAAGCATGATTTATTGATTAAGAACTACAACTGGTTAGTAGACATTAAAAATGATTGGGAAGATTCTTACAATCAAATGCAATCAAGAGCAGTTAGGTTAGAACAGCAATGTAATAGACTTTATAAAGAACTTGACAAATTAGATGATGAAGTATTGGACCTAACATTTGAACGTGACACATATAAGGAAAAATACAAAGAATGGTTTCAAAACTTTATTAAAACAAAAGCAGAACTAGAAAAAGTTGACAGAATTGTTTTACAATATGAACAACGAATTAACGAATTGGAGGAGCAGTAAAATGAAATACACAGCGAAGGATATTAAAGTAGGTACTAAAATGACTTGTATAGACAACAATGGTACATCTTGGTGGACAAATGGTAAAATTTATGAAGTTCAAAAAAGTAGATTATCAGAAAGCGGTCTTTGTATTATTGATGACCAAGGTTCAGAAAGGTATTTAGAAGGTATTTTAGCTAGATTAAACAACGAGAATAATGATGTTAAATTTGAAATTGTAGAGGAGGAAAAAGAAATGACAAAATATGTAGAGGTAACAAAATTAATTGATTGGTCAAGTGACCCAGAACTATTAGAGGTTGGTAAAGTATACAAGGTAGTAGATGAATACAAAGATATGGTATATATCAAAGGTGTATCAATCTATGTTAATGAGAATGAACCAGACTACTATTTAAGTTCAGACCAATTCAAATATGTTGAACAAAACGAGGAGGAAAAAGAAATGACAAAATATGCTAAAATTACAAAATATTTAGGACCACATAACATTGACAAAAGACTTGGTTTAGAAATTGGTAAAACATATAAAATTGTAGAATATAAGAGTCCTTTAACTGATAATTGCTATATTTATTTAAATGATGAATATCCATACTATTTCATTTCAGAAAGACAATATGAATTAGTTGAAAAAGAAGAAACACCAACTTTTAAAACAACTATAGACTTGAAGTCTAGTGTACAAGCTAAAATTGACTCACTAACAACGGAAGCAGAACACTTATTCAAAAAGCGTGACCGCTTGGAGCAACAGGCAATTAACTTAAGCAAAAAGGCACGCAAACTTAACAACCTTATTGAAACTATCAAAGAATTTGAATAAAACACTTGACACCTACTATATATGATGGTATAGTAGGTGTATAAGATGACTAAGGAGGGAACTAACATGGCACTATTTGGTTTAGTATTTGTAACAATTGGAATCTGGGGAACTTACAACATTATCAAGTATATTGAGGACTAGGAGGAACAAGTAAGATGAGTAACCTAAAAACATTTAAAGTAACATATGGAAATATAGAAAACAAGGTACAGCGTGCATATCTTAAAGCATACCACTATAATGAAGCGTTACGTAGAGCAAAACGTATAAATGGTTTATCTTGTATTATAAAATTGGAGGTAGTTAAATAATGACAGTAAAAACAAACTATTATATTTGCTTAACAAACAATGAAGTTTTCAACTTATATACAGAAGAACCAATTCTTGTAATGTATGAACAAGCAGTTGAAAATGATGAAAAATTATTAAAATTGGAAAAACCAGAAGCAATTGAAATTGATGGTGAAATGCAAGACACATTTATCACAATTCCATTAGATTCAATCTTATATGTATTGGAGGATGCTAAATGAAGAAAGATGTAGGTACGTTTTGGAAATTTGAAAATGATTCATGGTACTTTTTTATTATTGGTAGTTTTGAAGATGAAGTAAGTGTATGCGCAATTGATACTTCAAATAATCAAATTAGCTTTATGATGATGAAGCACGAACAAACAGCATATTTTGTACCAAGTGATAATTTTGAAATGAATAACTACCTGATTGAGGTGATGGGAAAACATGAGTGATTCAGTAAAGGTGATTGGCTCAATTTGGGCTTCAACAGATGGTCTAAATATTTACAGAATTGACCAGATAGACACAGGTGGTTATTTTATTACATTATTAGACAATGAAATACACATGGTTTCTAAAGCATGGATACACAAACAAGCCACCATGTGTGACACAAAAGCAACTAAAACACAGAAACAACAGTTTGAGGAGGAAGCAAAATGAGTAGAATGAGTAATATCAGTGCAATTGAACAAGTGTTAGAAATGATTGAAGGGTATGACGAAAACGCAGAACACAACCACGCTGGTATGAAATTTATCCAAGGTGTAATTTTGGGACTTAGCATGAGTGATGATATTACTATGGAACAAGCCAGTGAATTACGTGAACGATTACATGATGTTTATAAATTTCATAAGGAGGAAACAAAATGAGAATAGACATGTACACAGAACGTTACTATGAATTTGAAGAACCATATAATGGGGCTACAGTAACAGTTGTATTAAAAAATAATGTACCACTAATGTATCAATATGAATATAAAGATGTTCAAAACACATTAGCATATAAATTTAGAGCCTTATACAACCTTAAGTACATTGGAGATATTGTAAATGTATGGAATGAAAAACGATTATTGAAAAAATTAGATGAGGTGGAAAAATGAGTAGAATTAGTAAATTAGAAGCATTATGTTTAGCAGTGGCATTTGTTGTTTTATTAGGGTGTTTCATATTGTTAGGAATCGTAGGTGTGTGCGTATTACTATCATTAAATACTATGGAATGGTTAATATTGGGTGTTTCGTTAGTATTAATATTAATACTTTGGATTGGCATATACCAATACGACAAACATTTTTAAAATTAAATATGCTATCATAAGGGAGAAAGTTAAATAAAACAGTTGACTTTCTCTTTTTTACATGATATAGTAATGTCATAAGATATTAGGAGGAATAACAATGGTAAATGAATTACAAAAAGTAGAATATGACCAACCAATTGAATTAAGCTTTATCAGCACGCTTGAAAAGACTTTGACACCAAGCAAGCAATATATCAAAGCATTGTCAGAATATGAGAAGGACCATAAGGAGTGGGAAGTTGACTTCAAAAATGGAGATGCGGCTAAGAATGCAGAGCCACAACGACCAGAACCAAGTTATGACGGATTAAACGCAGAATCCTTGGCTGTTCACATGGCTAAGGTATTACCAGTGCATGCCAGCTCTACAATTGGTTTGCCAGTGGTTTATAACCATGACACAAAAATCTATGAGGTATCAGAGGACAACTTAGAAGCTCGTTTATGGCAAAAGCTTTATAATGAGTTTATGATGGTATACACACCACACTATGCAGAAAATGCAAAGGTTGCTAATCAGTTTAGAAACGCAGTCCAAAGAATGGCAAAAAATGCACTTGCTTCTGGTGCTAACTTACCATTTAATGACAAAATGGACCCAAACAAAATAGCCTTTAAAAATGGAACATACCGCTTTAAAGAGGACACATTAAAGCCAACTGTGAAAGAGGACTACCAAACAACAAGAATTGAATATGATTATATTGAGAATCCTAAACACAATATCGTTGCTGAATGGATTGAGTATATTTTAGAAGAGGACGCAAAAACACTATTTCAATTGATTGGACGTATTTTCTACCGCAACCAAGACCCGCAAGCAATGGTATTCGCAACTGGTGAAGGTAGTAACGGTAAATCTCACGTTATGGCATTTATTGAGGAACTAGTAGGAAAATCAAATACAAGTCATGCAACACTAGCTAGCTTGTCAGGTAATAATGACAAATTCGCAAGCTCTCAATTATTTGGTAAAATGGTGAATATTGAAACAGATATGCCAGCACAGCATATTAAACAAACAGGTACACTGAAAACATTATCAGGTAATGACGTTATGAGTGCAGAGTACAAAGGTATTAACAAGTTCACATTTACGAACTACGCACTAATGATTTTCACAACTAATAACATGCCTACGTTTTCAGACACCTCACATGGTTTCTTGCGCCGTATTATCACACTACCATTTAATAAGACAATGGGTAGAGATAACCCAGAGGATTCGAAATGGCTGGAACGCTCAAAAAACTTCACATATGAGGAAAAATCAGAGTTTATAAGCTACTGTTTACAACAATATAGAAATGTACTATTTGGACTAAACGGAGAAACAAAAGGACAATTCTGGACCAGTGATAATGCAAATAAATTGCGTGATGCCTTTATCCAAGGAAATGACACAATGGCAAACTTTATTGACATGAACGAAATTGAGTTTGTAGAAGATGAAAACTCATTTATCCCAACAAACGAATTATTAGAAGCATATAACGATATGTTAGTTAATGAAGGACTAATGACCGTTTCAGCTCGCAAGTTTGTGCCAGAACTACAACGTAAATCGCAGAATATTGTATTAAACAGAGTTAAAAAACGAGTTAACGGAAAACCACAGTATGTGCTAACCAATATCAAATGGGCTAACAACTTTACTGAAACAGATAATATTTTCTAAAATATTTTAAAGAAAGTTGACTAAAACAGTTGACTTTCTTTTTTTCGCATGATATACTTAATTCATAAGTTAAGAGGAGGAAACAAACATGAAACCATATTACGTAGAATTAGAAAACACAATTGAGGAATTAGAAGAATTATTCATTACAAGATACATGGAACTAATGGAATGTGACAGAGAATGGGCTATGGAAGTTCAAAAAATGGAATGCAACGCACCACACACAAAGAAAGATGTGGAATTGATTTTAAAACAAATGTGTTCATTATGTGGGGTTGATTACACATGCTAAGTAAAAAAGAAATACTACTGGATAACCACTATCCAGTAGTATTAAAATATTTAGTGTCTGAACTAAAGAAAGCAGATAAGAAACGAGATAATGCAACTAAGAAACTAATGGATATGAACGAAAGAGAAAACATGCAATCGCATACAACTCAAAGGTACTGGAAAACATCAGCTAATGTTGAATTTTATGAAAAGGAAGTTCGTAAACTGGTTTCAGAAATAAACTCAATTATTGATATTTATGACATTAAAAATAAAATACACCAAGAACGATTTTATTTTATAAAAAGTGTTGACAATCTATTACATTGATGGTATTATTAATTCATAGAGATAAGGGAGGAAACAAACATGACAACAAAACAAAGATATGAAGCTAAATTAGAAAGACTAAATAAAAGATATGACGAGTTAAAAGCGCAAATGATTGAAGCATACGACAACGGAAACAAAGAACTAGGACATGAACTAAACGATAGACTAGAAAAAATGTTAGATGTGATTTTACTAACTGAAACAGTATTAGAAAACTTAAAATAAAATCAGAAAAGGGGTTGACAAGTTCAGCCCCAACTGATATACTTAGTTCATAAGTTAAGAGGAGGATATGAAATGGACTTTCAAATTGGAACAGTAAAGAAAACGCAAGGACAAGTAAAGAAACACGCTTCACACTTTACACACAAGGAAGTTGAACAAGTATATAACGCTAGAGAACGTGTAAAAGATTTATGGCTAAAACGTGGTATCAAGATTGGTTTTCACTTACAAGATAAAATAAGAAATGGTGAAACTAAATTTTCATATGAAATGACAATGAAAACCATGTTAAATAGCACAATTGTAGAGTACAACGAAACAGGCGCAGACAAGCGCATTTTACTACGTTCACACTATGTAGTAAACAAAGAAGTACAGTGTATTGTGGTGTCACTATTAAGTGGTAAAGTAATTACAAGCTACCTAAACAAAGTAGATGATGTTCACAAGACACTTGACCCCAGACGGTATGACAAAAATTTGAAAATTAATTTACCAAAACACTTGACAAAATAAAAACAATCATTTATACTGAGTATATAATCAATTAGGAGGAATTAAAATGACAACAACATTAGTAGTAACATTATTAACTTTAGTAGCAGTAGTAACACTTGGTGTAATGGAGGTAAACAAATAATGAAGGGTAGAAATACAGGAACAATTGTAGGATTAGTATGTGGACTTATTATTGGAGGTTCAACAGCAACAATGGGTATAAATGATATGAAAAAAGAAGTGAATGAAGCTAAACAAGAATTACACTTATACAAAGAATTGAACGAACGTCAACAAGATATTATCTTGGAGTACAAAGTAGTATCAGGGATTGAAGTATCAAGTATCACAAAAACATTAGATAATAAAGAGTTAATTAAAGAATTAGACGAAAAAATTAAACAATTGGAGGACAAATAAGATGAATGAAAATTTAGAAGTTTTAACAGCTGTATTGGTGGCATTTTTAGTAGGTATCTTTACAATCGTATTCACAGGTTCAAGGGATGCTGTAATGATAGCATGGTCTATATCATTCGTATTAACGTTCTTAGCAACTCAAACATTCAAGGAGGATAACTAAAATGAATTTATTACAAGCATATGAAGTGGTAGACAGTCATTTTTTAGTAGTGAAAGAATCAAATGGTATGACTGCATTAGTAATTGACACAACAAGTGATAAGTCAGTAGAACGATTATTTAGAAAGTATGATGAGTTGACAAAAGTATTGAATATCAGTTACAATGAATCGTGGGGCGGAATTGAATTAGTAATTGGAGAGGAAGAATAAAAATGACAAACCTAGAAATGATTGAACGATTAGATGCACGAACATATTTACAGCAAGAGGAATTCATAGACAAAGGAGTAACACAAACCGAAATTGATAACTTTGTTAAAGAAGGTGTTTTATTATATCTATTGTGTTTAGAAGAATATGACGAATCACCAGAAAGACATATTGAACTATTAAAAGAAGAAGTTTTTGGAGAGGAAGAATAAAAATGAAAACAGAACGCATACAAGCAATTGATAATATTTTGAGTGAACTGGAAAATGATTTCAGAAGTAAAGGTGTTTCACAAGATGACATAGAAAAATATGCAACATACGCAGTATTAGCAATGTTAGGTGTATTTTCTCAAAATAATATTGATGTAGAAAAAGCCATTGAGCTATTAACAAATATGTTACAAGGTAATAAAAAAGGTGGTTCAGTACGTGAAACAAGAAGCTAAATTTAGTAAAGAAGTAGTAGAATACTTGAAATCAAAAGGAGCGGTTGTAAATGTTAACACAGCAACCATATATGACCGTGTGGGACGTGCAGATATTGAAGCGTGTTATAGTGGTTACTTCATTGCATTAGAGCTTAAAACAGGGAACTACCAGCCAGACCCATTACAAATTAGATACTTACAAGAAGTTAGATGTGCTGGTGGATATGGTTTACTATTAAGAGATACGCTTGATGATTTAAAGGACCTATTACTTTATTTGGATAACATGGAAAGTGCAGTGTACTATGGTGCAGATGATATTTATTTCAATTATGAACAACCAGATTTACCAGATATTAAAGATGATAAGGTGGAAGTACTATATGACTAAGATTGGAAAAATTGAACTATTACCAACGCAAATTGAAGGTATTGAAAAATGGAATACACACCCTTACGATTTATCAGACGCTGGAACAGGTAAGACCTTCACTGCATTAGGTGCCTACCTGCAATCTGGGTGCAGTAAGTTATTAGTTATCTGTTTAGCACCTAAAGTTGCAGACTTTGCAGAAGATGGAGCTAAGATGAATATTGAAATTACAACACTTAACAAGGGTACAAAGAAAAATAAAGAGTTATTAGCAGATGCAAAACGAGTTGCAATCTCATTTGAAAGTAGCTGGCGTGTGACTGAATTATTGAAATGGGTAGATAAAGATACGTTCATTATCATTGACGAAGCCCACAAAGTGGGTGTTAGCTCTTCTAAAGTAACTAAGTTTGCTATGAAGTTATGTAAGAAAACACCTTATGTAAGACTGTTAACCGCAACACCAGTTAGTAATGGGAAGCTAGAGAACTACTACCCACAGTTATATATGCTAAATGTATTCCGCAAGCCTAAAAAAGAGTTTGAGCAACTATTTGTTATTAAGCAAATGCGACAAATGGGTTCTATGCGATTTATGGACATTGTAGGTTATCAGAACGAGCATTTATTAAAACAAATGATTGACCAATGCGCAGTGCGTTTCACACGTGATAAAGACTACTTTCCAGAAGATTATGTATATAAGACTAAAAAACCAGCTATGTATGCTAAGTTGAAAAAACACCGCATGTACAAAGCGGATAACGGCGAAGTAATTGAATTAGACAATAGTAGTAAGCTATTTAATGCAATGCGTTGTGTGAGCCATGGTTTCTTATTAGGAATCAATAAACAAGTAAGTAAAGAACCGTTTGAGCGTTTACAGGCTATTTTAGAAACACATAACAACGAACGAATAGTTATATTTTATAATTATAATGTGGAACTTGAAATGTTGAAACAAGTATTAGACAAGTTAAAACGTCCATATAGTCAATATAATGGCGCTAGCAAAGACTTAAAAGTATTTAAAGGTAAAGACAACAGTGTTGTGTTAGCACACTACAAATCCGCTTCTACAGGTATTAATGACTTTGTTATTGCGAATGTGACAATTTACAATTCAATGCCTTTGGAATCAATCAACTATGAACAATCAAAGGCACGCACAGACCGTTATGGTCAAACTAAGAAACCACTTTATTATCACATTGTACCTGAAACACCAACCGAAAAAAAGATTTTTGAAACAGTTACAAACGGTAAAGACTTTACTAATGAAATGATGGAGGATATATTAAAATGAATGAATTAAAAGAAGTAAGAGTGAACTTTATGGCTGGTAAAGATAATAGAAATATCTTATTTACCAATGTTAAACGTGTAAATGTCACACAAAAGTATTTAGAACTTAGTTTTGGTGATTCAGAACTATTCACCTTAAAAGTAGAAAATTTAGTGTTTTATACAATTAAATAGTTGACAACTACTATATCCTATGATATAGTAGGTACATAAGATAACTAAGGAGGAAACAACAATGTTTACTAAAGAAGATAAAAATCAAAAATGGTATAAAAACACATGCAAAGATTATATACAAGCGTGGTTCTGTTTATTATTAATCATGTTTCTAGGTGCTTGCTTTATTTTTAAATTCATAGATACCACAGATACGTGGGGTGCAGAAGAGATTGACCACAATGGTCAAGTAGTAACTATCAGTAAAGACTTTTAAGGAGGAAATTAAGATGTATATTGTAAATATTATTGATTTTGAAACCATGGTACTGGCTTACCAATCAGAGGTATTCACTACCAAAGAGTTAGCAGAAGATTATATGGGAGAAGTGATGGAGAATACACATGGACTTGATGGACTAATTATTGAAGTAAGTAGCACTAATTTAGAAACAGCTAAGATTGTAGCACATTCATAGGAGGAATAAATAATGGAATTATTAAGACTTAAAAAGAATGGGAAAGCACCGTTAGTTGCTGGTTCATTTAATGGTGAAGATAAAGTAGAAGTAAAGAAGTGGGTTGCAGAAGGTGGTAACTATGGTATTTTAACTGGTAAGTTATCAGGTATTGCAGTAATTGATATTGACACTCATAATGGTGTTAGTGGTGCTGATAACCTCAAAGAGTTTTGCGAAAAGTATGATATTGAGTTACCAGACACTAAAACAGTTATGACACCAAGTGGTGGGCTTCATCTGTATTACAACCTACCTGAAAAATATAATGATGTGCAATTCATTCAGAACCACAAGGAACTTGAAGGTGTTGACTTCCAAACACATGGACGGTACGTTGTTGGGTGGGGTTCTAAGTTAATGCAATACGAACACATACACAACTCACTTGAACCAGCACCAAGTAATGCAATCAATATTAAGGTAGAAAATGCAAAAGACACACACAATGACACAGTAATTGAAACATATAGTTATGATGTACCAACTGGAAACATTGTAAAATATGAAGTGATTGACAATTCACCAATTGCAGACCTACCTCCAAAATGGTTTGACATTTTCACAGATAAAACCATTCAAAAGCAAAACAAAAAACGTGAACGCAAATGGACTGCAAATTTATTAGGTGACATTATCGCTGGTAGTGATGAAGGAGGACGAAACAACTGGATAACACAAATGATTGGCAAGTTGTTTGCTACTGGCTTAGAACATGAAGAAGTGTGGGTATGGTCACAATATGTAAACCAAATTGGGTGCAACCCACCACTTGATGGAACAGAGTTGAAACGCACCTATGATTCAGTTAAAAAACGAGAAGAACGGAGAATGGCAAAAGATGAATAACACTTATATGTTTAGAAAATTGTTCCCAAATGGTTGGCTTATTGATGTAAAGCACAATCCAAATGGGTTTGGTGATATGTATAGTACAAATTATAACTATTCAGTAATGATGCAACATGTACCAAGTGGATTTGTTAGATTTGAAAATATTGAAACGGCGCAAGAAGTTTTTCAACTTATCGCAAAATATGCAAAATAAAAAAAAGCCAACTCATACGAGTTAGCCTAAGATAGTCTAGGGTAGGAGGAAGTACCCTTGCTATAAATATATTATATCATAAAATAAAAGTTTTGTGTTGACAAATAAACGTCAATATGATACAATTATAATTATAAAACATTAGGAGGAATTTAAATGAAATTACATGATGGAATGTTAGTAAAGCGCAAAGATAATGGGGTTAAAGGTGTAGCACATCAAATTTCTGGTAATATGTGGGAAGTCAAATACCATGACGGTACACACACATATACCACAGAATCCGCTTTTAAAAACCATTTTGTTATTCCTGAATTAGAAGTTAATTTTGATGATTCAAAATGTGATGGTGTTGAACCTGAACAAGAAGAAGCTATGACATATGATGAATACTTAAACCAGTCAGATGATGTTGTTACAAAACATTTAGAAAAGGAAGCTCATAAAACAATGGAAGAGTTATTTGGAGAATATGAACCAACTAATGATTCAAAATCTGATGGTGTTGAACCTGATGTAGAAGTTTATTTTGAATCAGATTTGATTGACAATCAAATTCATTACACAGTTAACGGTATTCAACCAATTCAAATAATGAAAGCTAACATGACAAAAGAAGAATTCCGTGGTTTCCTAGAAGGAAATATTCTAAAATATCCATTACGTTATAAACACAAAAATGGACTAGAGGACCTTAAAAAAGCAAAAACATACTTAACTTGGCTGATTGAAGATATTGAAGAAAGAGGGTTGTAATATGGAAAATGTAGAAGTGTTTGATAGACCAATTGGAAATTATAAAACTATACACCTTATCTGTAATGGTAACAAACATGAATACATGGAAGTAACCAAGTATCCAGATGGTGATATTATGGCTAGCATGGTATTATATCACCCAGATAATGATATTATCTTAACCATTGAGCAATTAGAAAAATTAGTAGAGGAGTTAAAGGAATGATTGAAAAATTTGAACCATTGTTTGAACCGTATGACAGATACGCAGTTTCAAACATGGGATATGTAATAGACCGTGACACAGGTTTAACGGTCTGGAACTCATATGAGGATAACGGCAAACCATACGTGGTCTTAGAAGGCTCACACAATAAGACACGTAAGTTTTTTATTGCTAACTTAGTAGCTGAATCATTTGTACTAAATAAAGACAATCTAGGCTATCTGTATTACAAAGATGGTGATGTTAACAATACACATTGCAACAACCTTGGGTGGGCTATTAACCCACAAGAAGGTAAACAACGTGTTGCACGTCCACTACGTAAAAAAGTAGAGGATAAGCGTCATAAATTAATTATTGAAATTAATAAATGTATTGACAAAGATAAATGGGATACTGCTAAACGACTTGGTAAAGAGTTGTGGGAGTTAGAAGGCAACCCATGGTCTGAACGCAATACACCATCACAGTATTAGGAGGAAGCAAATGTCATTCAAATGGAACGTACACTACACAGGTAGTAAAGGAAATTCAGTATCAATCTTTAATAACAATCTAGGTATCTTAGTAGACTTTGGGAAACCATATAAATACATTGAACCATTCTTATATGATGTGCATTTCTTAATTGTAACCCATAGACATGGTGACCATTTCAAGCCAGCTGTTTATAAGAAGATTCGTGAAAACTTTCCAAACATTAAAATTTTAGCTAATGAAGAAGTAAGTAACCTAATGGTTGAAAAAACAAAAATTCCAGCTGATGTTGTTTTTAGTGATAACTTTCAGTTTCAAATTGGCACAATGAAATTTACAACTATCCAGAACTATCATGGTGCTGGTGAAGAATTAGTTGACTGTCATGGCTTCATTATTGAAGATGTTGAATCTGGTGAAGTATTATTATATGCAACTGATTTAAGCACTACAATAGATTATCAGGAATATTTAGATAAAAACTCTTTACAAGTAGACTACTTTCTGTTAGAATCTAACTATGACCCACAAGTAATTGAATTTTATGAATCCACAAAAGCCCACACTGGTTTTGATATTTTTAGTAACGGTTCATATCGTCACTTAGCTTCAACCGAACATAAAGAATTTACAGAAAAGTATTGCAAACCAGATTCAGTTGTGGTACCATTACACCAAAGCGAAACATATTCAACTTTTGAAGGACTGATAAAACGTACTAAAAAAGATGAAAATAAAATCACAATGGAGGACGTGAAAGCATGGAAAAAAAGCAAGAACAAATGAGTTATAAAATGTTACTAATGTTAGACTATGGTTTTACTGTAAATGACCTATTAAACACATTAGAGGAACGAACAGACCTAATTAAAATGGGGTTCACATTTAACGAGATTTTCAAAGCTAAGTGGTTACGATTAAAGGCGGAGGACGAACGCAATGGAATTTGAAATCGCAATTAAAACCAATGGTGTTCAGTCAATCGAATTTGCAGACTATGAAAAAATACTAGATGACGCGCAGAGGTTGGCTGATAAAATGAAAGAGCAAGAAGTTACAGAAGAAACAATCAAAGAGAATAAGAAACTAGTAGCTACAATCAATAAACGAATTAGAGAACTAGACACACAACGCAAACTGGTAAAAAGTGAAATCATGACACCTTATGAGGAACTAAACGAAAAAATACAGACATTAAAAGATGTATTGAAGGAAGGTATAGAACATGTTAATGTACAAATTAAAACGTTCAACGAGCAAGAACAAAAAGAACGTACATTACAAATTGAAGAACTTTTCAATAAGTACCAAGCTTCATATAATGCGCCACAATGGTTATCTTTTGATAAGTTCATTGCCAAAAATAGAAGTTTAGTAACTAACAAAGCAACGTCACAAAAGACAATCACACAGGCGGTTGTAATGTATTTTGAACTGTTTAAACAGGACTATTCAGACTTGAAAGAACAGGTAACAGATAAAGATGACCGCATGGCAATACTTATTGCATATTCAAGAAATGGTTTCAATATGAATGAAGCTATTGAAGAATTTAAAGAAATGAAGTCAGAACGTGAACGACTGGAAGCTGAACAACAACGAGTAAGAGAAACAAAAGTTCCTGAAATTGTAATTTTAACAGGAAATGAAGATAAAGTTGTTGACAAACCAGTTGAAGTTAGTTATACTTGTATTAAGGTTAAGACATCAGATTTAGCCAAACTTAAAAAAGTAGGAATTGAATGGGAGGAAATTTAAATGAATGAATTACCATTATGGAACTTACACACATTAGAAGGTAAAAAAGAAGTACTCTTTATTAATGGAATTGCAACATATGGTGAAAGTTATATTATGATTGATAATGTACGTTTTGGATTGATTGAGTTTACAGTGGTTAATAATTATGATGACTATACTCTTAAAGGTGTTGTATATGAAGAAGGTACTATTGACCCAATCAATATTTTTATTAATTTCAATAAACTTTATATTATTTTAGGAAAATAAGGTACACAAGTTAGGGAAAGTATGTTATACTATTTAAGTAGTAAAAAATAAAAACAAATTATTGGAGGAATTTTATTATGTCAGAATTACAAAAATTAGTTATCGTGAGTGTAGAGGATTCAGAAATTTCAACTAAGTTACAAGTTGCAAAAGAGGATTATTCAGCAATGTTTGATGCAGTAGCGTACAAACAACAATTCAATAAAGAAGCTGGCGAATGGGAAGATTCAGAAGAAGCAATGAAAAAATATAATGAAGCACTAGAAGTTGCTGGTGGTTCATTTGAAGAAGATAATACTATTGAGTTATACGTTGATGAACAAACAGGTAAAGCATACTTTACAGAAGGTTCAGGATTTATCAAAATTGAGAAACCACTAGTTACCTTGAAACGTATTAAGAAAGCACCAATTGTTGCAATTCAAGATTCACCTAAAGGACGTGCAGTAGTTATTGAACACAAAGGTAAGCACTACGCATTCAACTTCAACACAGGGGTATGGGTTGCTAAAAAAGAAATGTTCATTCCTAACATGGCTAAACTTGGAAAAGCCAAAGTTCGCTTTAATGAATTATTTGAAGATGTAGGTGTGGAATGGGAAACAGCAGAAAAAGCGGTTGGAATGGTTGTTGATGTAACAGTTAATAAAAACCAATTAGACCCAACAAGTAACGTTGGTTGGTTAGAAGCATTACCTCTTGACCCAGATGACCAACCAGAACAAAAACCAGTGGTTGAAGGTAATTCAATTGATATTAGTGATGATGATTTACCATTCTAAAATAAGTAAAGAAAGTTGACCAAAATGGTTGACTTTCTTTTTTTCTCATGATATACTTAGTTCATAAGATAAAGAGAGGAAGTAATACAAATGACAATCAAACAAATTCAAGAATACGCTAACCAATACGGAAACACAGTAACAGAACAAGAGATTAAACAATTTTTCGCAGAACACAACGGACAACCTAGCGCAATGGACTTAGCAATTTTCGTTGGCGCAATGAATGAAGATGGAACAAGAAATTAAAATAAGAGTAAGAGAGGTAATGAGAATGAAAAACACATTTAATGTAGGTAATTATGTAGAACTTAAAAATGACAACCACAACGGTATTGGTAACAAAGGTGATAAAGTTTATATATTAGCTAAACTGTTTAAGCCAGTAGATGGTGTAGAACTTATCTGTAGATTTGCAAATGGTGCTACAGAAGGTTTCTTACAACGTGAGTTGAAATTAGCAACAAAAACACTTGACAGAATCACATTAATAAAGTAAGATAGTAGTATAAACAAATTGGAGGAATTAAATATATGAAGAACATTGCAGAATTTAAAAAGGCACCAGAACTAGCTAAAAAACTATTGGAAGTATTCAGCAACCTAAAAGGTAATTCACGAAGTCTTGACCCAATGCGAGCTGGTCAACATGATGTGGTTGTCATTGAATCTAACAAAAAGTTATCAGCAAAAGGAAAAGAAATGAAAGTAGTTAAAATGCGCTCACTAGAAGATGGTAGGGACGTTACAAGCTACATCATGAAGTTTCGCAAATATGACTGGGATAAATGGAAAAATGTTGAAGTTGGTGACCGTTTACTAATTGACTTAAAATTTAGCAATGGTTTTGCCACAGTCAAACCTATTAGAAGTATTTCAAAAGGTAATGAAACGCCGTTTAAACCAAGTGAACCATTAACAAAACAAACCATTTTATTATTTGATATTGAGATTTTTAAACATGATAGCTTATTTGTATTCCGTGATTACTTTACAAAAGAATGGTTCATTATTAATAATGACCTTGAAGAATTACGCAAGTTTTACCTTGAATACCGTGATTCAATGTTCATTGGGTATAATAATGCGTCATATGACAACAATGTAATGCGTGGATATTTACAAGGAAAAAACGCTTATCAAATGTCTAAAACAATCATTGAATCAGATAATAGAGGTCTAGTTTACAAGATGTTTGATAGTCATAAAACCCCATTATTTGGCATGGACCTATACCAAGATAACAAAGGTTTTAGCTTAAAAGAACATTCAGCATTCTTAGGTATCAACATTAAAGAAACAGAAGTAGATTTTGACATGGATAGACCATTGACAGATGAAGAAAAAGAGAAAAACGTTGCGTACTGTATCAATGATGTATTAGCTACTGAAAAACGTTTTGAACAAAACATTAGTATGTTGTTAGCTAAAGCAACTATTGCTTTAATGTTTGACATGGATAAGACAGACCTATTACAAACCAATGCTAACTTGACAGCTAAATTACTTGGTGCAACCAAACAAGAAGTTAGACAAGACTTGACAGACCCATTAGAGTTAGATAAACGATTAAACATTAATACAAAAGAGATTGCAGAAGCATATTTGAACCATGAGTTTGAACTAAATGAAAAGGGTAAACTAAATGTGTCACTAAACTACACTACAGAAGATGGCTATGAAATGGTATTTGGTAGTGGTGGTGTGCATGGTGCAGTACCTAGCTATATTCATATTGGGTTGTTCCCAATGCGTGACTGGGGTTCACTATATCCAAATACAATGGTTCAGTTCAATCTACTATCAAGAAATATTCCAAAAGATAAACTTCACCGCTATAGTGACTTACTTAAACAACGTATGGATGCTAAGTATTCAGGTGAAGAAACAGCTGATATTAAGGGTGTAGAAGTACCAACTTGGGTAATGATTAACGGTATCAAGTTACCACTTAACACTAAGTTTGGTGCATCTGGTGCTGAATTTAATGGACTATATGACCCAAGAAACCAGTTCTTAGTTTGTGCTACAGGTCAATTGATTATGACGAACATGTATGAATTGATTAAAGGTAAAGCACAGTTTATTCAATCAAATACAGATGCACATGCTTATATTCCAAACAGTGAAGCAGATGACAAAGCAATTGATGAAGCTTTAGATGAATTTGCTAACAAGATTGGTCTTACATTAGACAAGGATATGTTCCGTGAGATTTGGCAAAAAGATGTAAACAATTATATTGCAGTACAACCAAACGGAAAAGTAAAAGTAAAAGGTGCTATTGGCTTAACAGGTGGCATGAAGGTATCAAAAGCTATTGTATCAAATGCGTTCATTAACTATCTAGTTGCTGGTAAGGACTATAAAGAGTTTATCAATGAATGTAACGAACTACGTCAATTCCAGATTATCACTAAGACAGGTTGGACCTTTGATAGAACGTTTGCACGTGATAGTGAAGGTAATGAGTTCAACGCACAAAAGGTTAACCGTGTATTCGCAGTAAAAGACAAAACTAATGCAGTAGAATTGTTTAAGGTCAAAGAAGGTCAATTATTAGATATTGAAGCTGATGAATTTAAAGATAACATTTCATATACAAAAGGATTGGCAAACGCACCAGAGTACTACACAATCAGTAATGAAGCGATTGGCGAAGGTATTACAATTGATGAAGTTGACAAACAATACTATATTGACCAAGTAGAAGATACGCTTGAACTGTGGTTTGGTGAATCTTGGAAAGAACGTATTGAACAAGCCCATCATGAACGAGAATTACAAGGATTCAAACCAGTTGAAGTAAAAAATTATATTGACTAAAGTGTTGACAAACGATAGGTAAGGTGATATACTTTACCTATCAACTAATAGGAGGAATTTAAATGATTACAGTATATACTAAAAACAATTGCATGTCTTGCAAAATGACAAAACGTAAACTACAGGAATTAGGTGTTAACTATAAAGAAATTAATGTAGATGAAAATTTGGAAGCATTAGAATATTTAATGGAATGTGGATTTCGTTCTTTACCAGTTGTGTTCAATGAAAATGGCGCACCTATGGTAACTGGTGGATTTGCACCAAATATCTTAGAAAAGCTTGTGTGAGAGGAGCATTCTAAGCACTTTTCAGATTCAAAGTAAGGTGATTATACACGAAAAGACCCCCTATAAAGGAGGTCTTTTTCTTTTTATTGATACATTAAGGCTTGTTTACTATCTGTGAACAACCAGATGAATTCATTTGGTAATTGTACATGAGATAACGTATAACCATTGTAAGGTGTTTGTTCTTGTACTACACCTGTGCTATTTTCTTGAAAGTTGAAATAGTCGCCAACTTTCAACACTTGGTCTTTAGTTGGTTGCCCTGTCGCTGGATTAACCTTGTCAACAACTTCAACTGGAATACCGTTTTCAGTCCAATTAAAGTCAATTTTACCTAAATGTTCGTTATAGATTTGCCACATTCCATTTACATACTCTAACCCATCTACACGATAGTTGAAACGTTTTTTATTACTTGGTTTAGCTGGTTGTGTTGGTTTTGGCTTATTAGGTTTAGGTGTAGGTGTTGCTGTATTACCACCAATTCCGTTAGCTAAATCATGTGCCAATTGTGCTTTACTGATACCCATTTTAGCTAAGTAACCATATGGGTCTGTGTGGTCACCCCATACAAAGTCAGTTACCCATTGGTGAGATACTACACCTTTTTCCCAAAGTGAACCACCTTGGTCAAGTGTCATTGGAATACCAAACTTTTTGCCCATGTCCCGTGTATAGTCCACATATGCTTTATAGTTGGCTTTAAATAATTCAGGGTCATTTGTATGTTGTAACTCAATTTGAACTGGTGCGTAAGGGTTAGCATTACCTGCACCCCATGATACGTTACCTTCTGGTGCTACCTTATAAACAATACCACCATCACCAACAATAGCAGTTGTATGTGCGTTAAACCAGTTGTTTTTCATATACGTAGCTTCATTACGACCTGTTGCACGTGGATTAGCTGTTTCATGTAAGATGATTTTATTAGGATATGCTAGCTGCTGACTACCTTCCCACGGTTGTAAGTTAAATTCATTGTTAACTTCATATGCTTGTACGTTAGTTGCGCCAACAAGTAAACCAAACATGGTTACTGCTGACAATAAAATACCTTTTAATTTCATTTGTTTTCCTCCTTATTATCCTTAATTCCTTTAGTTGTTGGGTCTACTGCAATACCTAAAATGCTTAACACAACGAATAGAGCATTGATAACTGCAATCAGTTGTTCACTCAAACCAGTTAGCTTACTCATGTCTAAGCCAAAGATATTACCAATCATTTGGATTAATACAACTACAGCTGGCACTAATGTAATCCAAAACGCTTTGCTTCTAATACGTGTTTTCCAATCCATCTACTACACTCTCCTTATAATATTGTAATAATCGCACCAATGACAGCCACAATAATTGCGCTACCTACTGTGCGTGATAACCATTTCAAGCGGTCATTTATACTAGCAATGTCTTTCTCATTTTGAATTGAACGGTGATGTGTTTCGCTTAGTAATCGGTTATTTGATTTTAACTCATTTTTCAATTCTGGAATACCTTCCAAGCTTGATTCAATTCTTGCCAGTTGTACTTTTATTTCCATAAAGTCCTTTTCTTCCATGTTAGCATCTCCTTATTTTATAGTAAACCACCGCCTTTCAGCTACTATTATAGTATATCACTTAAATAGGGGAAATGGTGTGCTTCATAGGAGCATTCTAAGCGTTTTTCAGTCGCCAATGTGGGTGATTATCCATTTAAAAGCAAATAAAAACACCCCTAAAAGAGGTGTTTTAAATTATGCAATTGGGAATAACTCTTCTAACTGTACATTTACTAAACGCATTGCAAACAGATTATTTCTGCTTTCTCGTAACTCTAGTACACAACCAAACCATTGTCCAGCTTTTACATCAATTACAACCGTTGCAGTACCAACCCACTGTAGTTTGATTGAATCACTATTACCAGTACCAATTGCGGAAGCTATCATAACACCGCCACTGGTTGACTTTAATTCATTGTAGGTATTTTTTACTTGCATTTTACAATAGGCATAGTCAGATGATGTAGTAGCATTATCACCTTGAAATAGAACTGTTGCTTGAAACTTAATTTTTGCGTCACGCTGTGCTTGGAATGCGTCATTAGCCTGATTCTTCTGAACTAAACCATTTAATGCCCTGATGTTAGTGTTAAATCCAAGTGCTTGTAAATTACCAAACCTGAACAGATTACCACTTTTTGCATTAGTAATGTTTTGACCTTCACCCCATGCTGAAATGTTTGGACTATGACCATCTACTTTTATCAATCCACCTGATAACTCTGTTGTACCTGTCAACACTGCTGGGTTGTTACCTTCCCTAGTTGTTGTTATGAAGCTAAGCCCTCTAGGTTCTAGTGTTACCTGTTGGTTTGTTTCAACGTTTGCCACAGTATAGTCAAGTTCATTTAGGTACACTCTGTTTGCTGATATTAGACCGTTTGCTTTTCGTTCTATCTTTGTACCTGTTGCGCTATCATACTTATTAATTGTATTTAGTATCTCACCATACTTAATAAGTGTTGTTTCTTCTGACCGTAGTTTTTCAATTGTTGAACCAGTTGGTATAATATAGGTGTCATTATCTTGTAGTATCTCACCTTCACCAATGGTATTAACTCCTTGTCTGCGAACAATACCACCATCTATGTTTTCCTTAGTGTTCCAAGTATTGATAAACTTAGACCCATTGATTGTTGAACTATTGATTTTAACAGCGTTCAATGTTTCAATGTTTAGGATAGACTGGTCAATTGTCTGGTCTTGCCACTGACCATCTTTAAACAGCTTGTAGGCTGATACCATTACTTCTCCTGTATCAACTCTAACTAGTTCACCCTCTGTTGTCATATCTCTATATTCTATGCTTTGTTGAACCCACCATATATCGTTTTCCTTTGGTGCTTCTGGTTCTTCTGGCTGTACAAATACTTGCGGTACACTATTGAACATTTGTTCTGTTTTATTATTTAGATTAATTTGTATCTCTCTTAATTGTTCAGCAATTCCAGATTCTAAACGCACGAAATCAGATAATACCGCTTCACAACTGTTTGATTCATAGTTAAATGTCAATTCCTGAACACGTGAACTAAGGTATAGTTTTTCATTTTCATCAACTAATTCAACGGTATCACCTACTTGTAACATGTCTGGAATATTGGCAATGTCAACAATGTAATTTGTAACTGGTTGACTGTATTTTTTAAGATGTGAAACCACGTTATTAATAAGAGTATTCTTGTTTGTTGTTTCCCACTGTTTGTGTTGTAAGAAGTAATGTGAGTTGGTGTTATCTCTTGACCATTGTTTGATGTTCTGCGTATCACGTATAATACCACTTGTTTTATTTAATACAAAGCGCCCTTCTGGGTCTGTCCATGTGAAACCTTTTAGGTTAATAGGTTGGTCCTTACCTTCTTCTGTACCACCTGTTGCATAGATAGCATTCACAAGTTGGTATATATCTTCTTCAACTACAATTGAATGAATGTCCCTATTAACGTACATTCTGTGAAAGTCTGTTGTACCACGTTTTTTCTTAATGTCAATATATCTTTGACTTAATTCATTACCTATGAACTCAAACCTGAATTCTAATTCAGCATTATCAAATTGTGTTGCTACTGATTGAATACGCTCTAATGCTGTTGCTTCACCTTCCCATTCAAGTTTACGTGTAAGTTTTGATATTTCGTTTACGCCAATCTTGAAACCACTGTCATACGTAAACTTATTAATGTAATGCGCAACGTTATATGCCTTATCTGCCTTATATGTGCTTACTGTTTCATTCAGTAGGTCCAGTCCAGCATCTTCACATTCTAATGTCCTAACCTGTGTAAGTGGGTTATGTGTTGATTTTAGGATTGTCATCCACTCATGTTTACCATTTAAGTCAATAAACAAAACGTAGTTACCTACCTTGAAAAAGTCTTTTGCCAACCCAGTTGTTTCTGGTGTGAAACTAATATCCATTGACATTCTACGTGAGGACGTTTCAAGCGTGGAAACGTCCTGTGCAGAAATTACTTTGAATAATGTATCACCGTCTGTACTTATAACTGTTTCTAGTCTGAACTCACGGTCTGTAATATAAAAATCCATTTAAATTCCTCCTATAAATATCTTTCATTTACTGAAACATTAACTACTGGGGTCAATGCAAAATCAGAATAAACTGGTTTTATTACTGTTTCACCAATTGGTAATACGAATTTCTCCCAGTCGTTACCTAGTGTGTTTAGTGTTCCATTTGGTGTCCCATTAACGTAAAGCGTACGTGTTGCCGTATCAATTGTTACTTGGTCACCGTTTTGGAATACGTTTTTCACATCTTGTAGATATGGTGTATCTTTCCAACGCATTTTAGCATCTGAAATATCCATTAATATATGCAAATTTGAACGCCATCTTTGAAACCATGTTCCGAACTCGTAAATCTGTTGTGTGTTTTTTTCATTAAGGGTATACTTATATTCATCTTTCTTGACAACATTATCAAACTGATTAATTGATTTGATTGAACACAAGCGCCACACCAGTTTATCACCTAAGCGTTCTAAGTTGATTTCTCGCCACCCATTGCCAAATTTCTTTTTATCAAATGTTTGTGTGTGAATTGCTTTACCTTGATATATAATTTCAATCAAGATGTTATCACTAGTTGTTGTTGAATCACGAAATACTGCACCCATTACATACTCACCAGCAGTATCTACAAGGTTAAATTCAACACGTCCCATTGCTTGTGGTGAATTAGAATACTTGAAGTTGAAACGTATGTTTGCTGTAAAGTTTAATGTTCTGTCATTGGTTGAACTTGGTGGTATAATTGCAACCATACTTGGACCATGCCAGTATTGGTCATTTGCGCTACCAAAAACAGGTGTGGCACTATTTGGGTCTAGTGTCATGTCTATTGTACCATCAAATATATTAGGTTTATTAATATCACCAGCGTAGTTTGGATAGCTTGAAACGAACCCCTCGTTAATTCTAAAGTCATCTAATGGTTTGTTACCCCAAAAGTCCCACCACTTAACTGTTTCTACCTTTGTCTTTTCAATATAATCTTTTTCCGCTGGGTAACCAAATTGTAAAACATTTCCTTTACCATCAACTAGACCACAGAATGCGTTATCACTATTCATTTTAAATGTGTATGTTGGATATGACTTGTATGTTCCTTTGTTTTGAATTGTTATGTTTTCCGTGTATTGGAACTCTGATGGAACATAATCACCAGTTGTTTCTGGGTTTAAATACATGTAAGGTCTAGCATACGCAACGCTAAACTCACTACCAAATGCTGAATATTGGAAGTTAATTCCTTTCACATTAGGTGATTCAAGTTTAATGTCTAAATAGAAGTGGGTCCATTCTGTAGTCCCTTTAGGAATATCTCTAGTGTGTCGTTTCAAGATTCTAAGTGGTGCATCTCCCCATTCTTCTATTACAATTCTTCCAGCAATGTCTGCGTCATCTGAATCAACAAAGCCTTTAAATGTAATACCAGCAACAACCCTATCACCAACTTTTAAATCAGGAATCATTCTTCTGGTATACTGATTCATTTGAAACCAAGCTTGTCCTTTTGTACTATTTTTATCATAGTCAAATGGTACACCACTTGTAAAGTCTGCACCAATAACTGTACTGTTTAATCTTTTTTCTGGTAACACTTTTACCCAAGGTTTTAAATACTGGTTAATTTTAGTGTACTCACTGTCATAGATTAGATTCTTGTTTCCGCTCTTTACATTTGTAAACCCAGCTGGGTTTATAGCATGCGCCAATCCATCAGGTACATCAAACACTAATGTAAATGGTGTATACTTTGTGTCTGTTGCATCATACTCTTGTGTTCCACTATAGATAGCATTGAAATACCTATCTGGAAATAAATCTAAGATAAGTCTTTTTGGTTCATCACTGTTTATTATCTTGACTAATTCATCCTTTGTTTCTGAAACAGTCATACCACTATTGTCTGATATGATGAAACCATCAATACTAATACTGTACTCACCTAGTTTACTGTTTCTAAAATGTTTACCATCTGTGTTACCAACTGTGAAAAAGTCATTATCCTTTGATAAAAAAGGTATGTTCACTTTGGCTATTTGAAATAAGTGTGTTGTTTCCTTACCGTCAAAGGTGAAGCTTCTTAAAAAATCATAATTTTCAGCCATTCTCATTCTCCTTTATAATTTACTATACTAGTATTATAACACAAAAGACAACCCTTGTAAAGGGGTTGTCTTAATGTTTTTAAATTATACCCATGTTACGTCTTGCGTTACGTTCGTTCACTGCCTGTATAGCGTTTAGTTCCTTGTTCATCTTCTTACCATCTAATATAACATCTGTGTTTTTAGCTAAGATAGCTTGTAACAATTCGTTCTGTTGTTGCATTAAGCTAACCAATAATGCCATGTCTTGTGATTCACCGCTTCCGCCTACATGGTTGCGTTCGTCTTTGACACCTAACATCTGTTTAGCTTGGTTGAGTAATGCCATAGCTCTACCTCGTTTAGATGGTTCAGTTGGGATGATAACTTCTGGATAGCCGTTTTCAGCAAGGCTTGCAATTTGTGGTGTTCTTGCAATTCCTCCATTGAAGTACCCTCTAATACGGTGACCACGAGGACCCCAACCAGACTTACCGTACTGTAGGTCATTTTCCCAGTTGCTATTGTTGAAGAATGCTAACAATTGGTGGTATCCATTGTTAATGTTTCCGTGACCAGCGACTTTATAAGCGTCAAACGTTTGCGGAATGTATTGTAGTAATCCACGTGCTGGGTTTCCTGATAACGTGTTAATGTCTACCACGTCTGGGCTTTGAACGATTTTTTCATTACCGCCTGATTCACGCATTATTTGAGCAACTAAACCAGCTACTTGTTCACTTGAAATACTTTGACCCATGTATTTCGCCGCCTTGCGGATAACAGGCGCCCAGTCACCACCAGCACCAGCTGATTCTTCTTCCTCTTTTTTCTTGAATAAGGCTTTAACTTTTTCAGCAAAGGCATTTGTCGCTTTACTACCTAAACCTTTTGCCATGTCAAGTGGAATGTGTGATAGTCCGCCTAAGTCCATTGCACCCATAATTGCATTGCGTGCTAAGTCTAATGGTTTACCTACCCAATCCATTACATCACTGATTGTTTCTTTTACCTTGTTGATTCCGTTACCTACAAATGATTTTGTATTGGACCACATGTCTTTAACACCGTCCATGAAACCAGTTCCTTTTTTGTAGAATGGAACACGTCCACGTTTACCTAAGAAAGCTGATGTTTCATGTTCGTTCAATACATGTGTACCTTTAGGTGCGTTCATCATGACGTTACGTCCTTTAGGTATCATTGCGTTACCGTCAGGTGTGATGACCATTTCAGCCCCACCACCGTCATTGACTACCATTGGTCCACCTACGTGACCACCTGAACCTGTTCCTTGTTCATACTGTGGTACATTCCATTTGGCAACTTGTGGTGCGCCAAACTTCTCTAGTACCCAGTTAGCACCGCCAATAATTCCATTTACTGGACCTCCAATGGCTCTTAATACACCGTTGAAAATACTCTTAAACGCATTAGTGATTGCACCAGCACCGTTCTTCACTGCTCTTACCATTTGGTTTGGTAGGTCAGCAAACCAACCTGATACTGTTTTAATACCTGTACTAAATGTGTTCTTGATTCCATTCCAAAGGTTACGTACAGTGTTACTTACTGCATTCTTCATAGTATTAGCAATACCACTGATACCATTCTTGAACCCATCAAAGATGTTTTTAGCACCATTTGCGCCACTACTAAAGAAATTCTTGATACCGTTCCACATGTTACTTACTGTACCACTTATTGCATTCTTGAAGTTGTTTGCGATACCTTTGATACTTCCACCAAATCTGTCAAATAATGCACCAGCACTACTTCCACCACTTGTAAAGAAGTTCTTAACAGCATCCCACATTCCTTTGATTGTACCTTTTACTGATGTTCCTAGTCCTTTAACACCTTTAAAAATCTTACCAATAAACATGAGATTGAACCATTCCCAAACGGCTTTGATTCCACCAAAGAAGATACGTTTAATTGCATCCCACAAACCAGTGAAGTCACCTGTTAGTACCATTGAAAATACATCAATAATACCTGTGATTACATCTACCATTCCATCAATAAATCCCACAACTGATTTAACAAATGATTTTACAATTTCAATTGCAATAGCAAATATTGGTTTCAATAGTGTAAGTAGGTTCATAATTGCCTTACCAATACGGTCACCATTTTGGTCCCACCAATTGGATATTTTGTCAAATATATTACCTAATGCTTCTGCTAACTCTTGAATAATTGGCATAATCATTGGTAGTAGTTCTTTTACAAAGAAGTCTAATACTATTTTGAAAATCTTTTGAGCGCCACCAAGTAACTTAGTGATTGCTTTTAAGGCTTTGTCAATTAATGGTATAACTGTTGGAATAATCTCAACTGTGATAAAATCAACTACTTTTGTTAATGTTTCAAAGAATCCAGCTGGAGTACCGTCACCAGTACCAAAAGTGAACGCATTTTTGATATAATCTTTAAATCTTCCTAATGATTCTTTAATACCTACAATAGCATTAGATACAGTTTTCATTTTTTCGTCTGATAAACCAAGCATGTCTAAGTCAACTAAGCCATTACCTTCCCATGCTGATTTAAAGTTGTAACCCCATGATTTTAGCCCGCTTAATGCTGATTTGAACTGGTTTACCGCTGAATCAATTCTATTTATTCCTTTTGCATCTAAACCAAGTGCGCTAACATTTATGATACCTTCACCTTTCCAGATGCGTTTAATGTTTTCTGCCCACATACCAACATTCTTACCAAAGTCTGATAAATAACCCCACGCTTCACCTGTGACTTTTCCAAATACATCAAATGTACCCTTGAATAGCTTACCAACCCATGAAAGGTTTTTGGCTAATTCAGGTAGGCTGTTACCTAATCCACCCAAGAAAGCTTCAAACCTTTTACCTGTGTTTGTTATCTGCTCTTGGAAAGATGGTAGACCCATTTTCTCTAGTGATTTGTTTAGTCCTTCAATCATCTTAGCTGTACCACGCGTAACAGCTGATTTCATGTTGGCTATTGCAGTACCAAAACCTTGTGTACTATCTTTAGCTATCTTTTCTAATGACTTAAGACCGCCACCACCCTCTTTATCCATTTTAACTAAGGCGTCTTGGAACTGTCTTACTGATATGCTACCTGATGACAATCCTTCTTTTAATGCCCCTGTTGTCATGCCCATTTCTTTTGCTAAGGCATTAAGGGTAGGTCCTAAACCACTGTTAATCATTGAGTTCCAAGTTTGCGCATCTACTTTACCATTTGAGAACGATTGCGATAACTGAACAACCGCGCTGTCAACCATCTGTGCGTCCCCACCAAAGCCTAGGATGGCATCATTCATTGCTTTAAATACGTCAACTGATAATCCCATATCATCTGTTGATGCTGTTAGTAACTGAACGTTACTCACTGCGCTATCTAAGGCGGTTGGTAACCCACGTGTTGCTTCTTGTAGCTTATCCATGTTCTTAGTTATATCCCCAGTAGCTACACCCATGTTCTCAAATGCACGTGTACTATTGTTTAATGTATCAATCCTATTTAATGCACCATCAATAGATGATTTAACAGTATCAAACGCTTTTGAACCAATGTTTGCAACTGCACCTAATGCGCCAGCACCTAAGAATATACCTACACCTTTTGTTGCTGAACCAATAGCAGAACCAATCTTGCCAAATCCTGACTTGATAGAACTACCTACACCAGAAGCTGTCTTTTTAAGTGATGAAAACACACCATCTAACTTACTAGCACTTGAACTAGCTTCTTTTGATTCTGTACTTACACCCTTCATTGCTTTTTCTGTTTCTTTTAGTTCATCACCTAAAGCATCTACATTCTTTTCACTTTTGCGTGCTTCATTTGCGTATGCTTGTAATTTTTGTTGTGCTTCTTTTACCTCTGTTGAATTAGCACCATACTTCTTGGTTAACTGTGTAACCTCATTTGACTGTTCTTTGACAGCCTTGTTCATTATCTCTAGGTTGCGCCGTTGACCCTCTTGTTTTGCCTTTACAACATCTATCTCTGTACCGTGTTTTTTGGCAATAGCAACTTCTTTTTCTGTTGCCTTGTTATTAGCTTCAACTTGTTTACCGTATTTACTTGAAGAGACCACTTGTTTCTCTAGTGCTGTTGTTGTTTTTGATAACTGTTGGTTGTATGCATTATACTTGGCTGTTGATTGATTAATTTTAGTATTAAGATTATCAACTTGCTTAGATTCAGCACCATATTTCTGAATAGCTTCATCTCTGCGCTTTTGTAAAATCTTAATCTTTTGTTCTTCTAACCCCATTACGGTGTTTAAGTCTTTTGTTTTTTGACTTAAACCTTGCATACTCTTACCGCCGTCATCAAATGCTTTTGCATTTGCACGCATAGCACTTTCAGCTTGTCGCATTTTACTTTGTAACTGGTCAAGTGTTTTAATGGTATTGTCTACACCCTCAACACCAATACCAAACTTCATATTACCAATTGGTTTATCTGCCATTAGTCTAGTTCTCCTTTCGCTCTAGCCATTTCCGCTGGTGATAATACTGAACCAAAGAATGACATAGGGTCTTGCTTCTTCTCTTTTTTAGGGGCTTTCTGATTGTTAAATAAATCTAAAAGAAAGTAGTAATCAGAATTGTTTATCTCTGATAAACTCCAATTACCACTTTCTAATAGTTGTCTATATAAGTCATCAAAGTTTTCTAACTGTTCTGTGAATGACGTATTTTCTAATTCTTTTAACTCATCAGCCCCTAGGCTTTTTTTCCTTCGTCATTGCTTCCCATTGCATTTGAGAAAATATCTTCAATCGTAGGCATTAAGTCATCAGCTGTAATTGAATCTTGAATTGCATCAAATGTAACACGTGGGTCCATGAACATATCAGCTACTAATTGAATCATTTCATCAATCATTTGTAATTCTGACATTTCAACTTCACCAGCTTCAACTTTTTCAACTGTTGCATGGAATTTAATTAGTTCACGCATTGAACGAGTTGAAATTGATTTTTGTTTGACTGTAAAACTTTTTCCTTCTTCATTTTGTAGTGTAATTTTAATCATAATTGATTCCTCCAATAAATTTATTTTTCTTACTAAAGATATTATAGCATAAACACCAGTGGTTGTGGGTGTTGGTGAAACCAGTGTATATAAAAAGAGTACCTACATTTTAGTAAATACTCTTTTTATATTACGATAATTCAATTGTTGCAGATGTATCTGCTGGTGTCACCTGCCCTACCACAGGTGGCGTACTAGGGTGCAGTCACATTGTTTAATTTGTCAACGAATTTATCTAATGTTAATGTTTCATTAGATACACCTGACATATAAGCAATACCACGGTCATCTGTTACGAATGAACCTTCAATTGTTTCTGTGTTAGGTTCTGTTCCGCCAGATTCGGTTGTGTTTAATGCAATTTCTGGGTGGCTGAAACGACCTTTAGTTAAACCAAAGTACATTTCTTTACCGTCTGCGCCGTCTGCTACGAATGTAACTGATACGTATGGTGCTTCTGTATCTTCGCCAACTGATGCAATACCTTCTTCATCACGTGTAATACCCAAGATTTTTTCATATACTCCATCTTTGTATAAGTCAAACACGTTTAATGAAGCTGATAACTCACCAACGCCTTTAGCTGATACCCAAATTGGAACGTTTGAAGCGTAAACAGTTGTTTGTTCTGCTGAAATTCCTGAAATAGAAGCTTCAATAGTACCGCCACCTGTTTTATCAATTACGTGTTTTTCAATTGTTTTTCCATCTTCGCCACCACGTACTGAAATGATAGCCTTTTTAAATCCTACTACTGCCATATTAAAATCTCCTTTGTTTTTATATTTTCTTACTAGAATAATTATATCATTAATCAACCAGTTTTAGGGTGTCACTTAGACAACCCTTTGACTGATTGTGTAACGTTTGATAACTCTACGTGCGCCCTCTAGGTCTGGGTCATAGGATTGTTGAGATAATACACACTGCACATTATCTGCACGCATGGTCTTGTCAATCTCAAAGTAATACTTTTCAACTTCTTTCAAGTCCTCACACCACAAATCAACCTGAACATGTGTTACAAAATAATTAGGGTCTGCGCTTGCATATTCTGTGTACCGTCCGTCAAGTTCTACCACTCTACCAACTGGTAGTTTAGGTAGTGTTTGGAATTCTGTTGGCACTTCATTAGTAAACCAGTTGACTTCTGGGTGTGATTGCTCTAGTGTTTCAGCTACGTGTAATACTGGTAATCTCATTTTAAAAACGCCTCCTGTAATGCTTTTTGAATGATTGATGCAACTTCACTCTCAATGCTGTTTATTGTTTTTTGGATAAAGCCTTGTGGTCGTTGCTTGATTGTTCCTAACTCTGGAAAGTGTGCCATCCACGCTACATCATCATCAAAGCCAACCTCTGCTATATGGTTGTTCTTATTTGCTTTACTCATTACAACATGGTCACGCATATGTTCTTTTTTGTAGTCCTGACCATCCCTACTATACTTCTTACCATCAAAGCGTGGTGTGTTTTGCTTTAGTTCATTCATTGCTTTTTCACCAGCTGTATTAACCGCCTTACTAACTATTAGGTCAGCTTTTTTACCGCTTTTTTCTAATTGCTTGTAGACTTGTGAAAAGTCAACATAGTTTGGACTGCTCATTTATTCACCCTCTTACATACAAGCGTTGTAAAGTCACGTTGGAAGCTACCTTCTAATACTTGTATGATGTCATAGTTAACACTGTTGTATACAACACGCATACTATTGTCAATATGAATCTGTTGTTCATATCTAATAATAAAGTTTGTTGTATCTTCTAACACAGTTCCTAATGATTCTTTATAGTCTTTAAAATATTGTTGTTTTACTGAACACCATATAGTGGCTTTGGTTTCCCAATCAGTGACCCACTCATAATATTCATTCTTATGAGTGGTTTTATGTTGGATACTTATCTTCCTATCAAGTCGTTGTGTTTGTATCAGTGACATCATATAACCCCCTTAATTGGTGAATCATTGCTACGATTGTAAAGGGTACTTGTTGTTGCAATGCGCTTGTTGCTGGTACTCTGTTTTCATACCATAATGAAACCAACATGAACTGTAATGTCTTGAATCGTTTATCATCTGGTGCGGTCTTTAGTTCAATAGCTCCTAAGATGAATAGTTCACTCGTATCAATCAGTCCTTGTAGGTAGGTATCATCAAAGTCATAATCTAATCTTAGGTTGTTCTTAACTTCCTCTAACTGCAACATATATTATACCTCCTTATTCTGCTGGTACTTCTGGTTCAACCACTGCAGGTTGTGTTTTGAACTCTGGAATATCAATCTTTTTCGATTCTGGTTTACCATCTTCAATAGCTGATACTTGGTAATCACCTTTTGCATATGTTGTCCCTGCTGTCAAACCAGTGATAACTGCTGGTGATGCAACCTCTGTTAATACTTTTGTACCATCTTTCTTGTATACATTAAATACTTTAGCCATTATCTTATCCCCTTTATAATATAATAAGAGGATAGAGCGCAAGCCCTACCCTCATTGGTTAACTTAATTCAATTGATGCTGATGTTTCTGTCGTTGTCACCTGTCCTAATACAGGTGGTGTACTAGGGTGCTGGTGTTAAAGTGATGTATTTACCAGCGTTTGCATCAACTACTTCACAGTCAAAGCGCATTGCTACTGCTAATACTTGACCGTAATATTGATGTTCAACCCAACGTACAGTGGTGTCTACGCGGTCGAAGAAGACTGCGAATGCATCCGGTTGTCCTAGGAATGCTACTTTGTCACCGTCTGCTGTACCAATTAATTTATCAGCTAAAACAGTTACTTTACGTCCTAATAGAGATTTACCAGATTGTGCTTTGATGTCGTCTTCCAGTAAGTAACGTCCGTTAGCATCTTTCATTTGGTCTAAAGCGTTGAAGAATGATTGTGAAACGATAAATTCTAAGTTGTAAGCTGGGTCAAAACCAGTGTTAACTTGTGTTTTCAAGTCGTCAATTGATGTTGCGGCTACTGCTGTTGCTGTTTTTAATTTAGCAACGATAGCTTTATTAGCTGTGTTTAAACCTTGACGTTGGATGTGGCGTGCAATGATTCCAGATAAGTCGTCATCAGAATCTTGTAGAGCTTCTTCTGCTACTGCAATTTGACCACGGTAAGTTTCAACTTCATATTTTACTTCTTCGAAAGCTGGTCCTTCTAAATCAGGGTTCTTTTTAAGTTCTTCAACTGTTGCCAATACTGCTTCATTAGCTTTCAAGATTGGATATTTACCCATTGCATGTGTTACTTTTTGACGTGTAATCATGTTACGTAAATCAACAACTGTTTCAGGTAACATTTTAGCTTTTGTGATAATTTCTTCTGGGATAATTGCAGAAGCATCCGCAGACTTAACACCTTCAAATGATTCAGGCAATGCACGTGTTTCTTTTGAACGTAAGTAATCCAAGAACCCACGTACTTCTTTGTTTTCTACTTCTTTTCCATCTAAAATAACTTTCTCCATTTTTTCGTCTCCTTCTTGCTCTAGTGAGCGTTTTTCTTTTTTAGGTTCTTCCTTTGGTTCCTCTTTAGGTTCTTCAACATCTGTTTCAGGTTTTGCTGAACGTTCCTCTTTTGGTTCCTCTTTTTTGGCTTCCTCTTTAGGTTCTTCCTTTGGTTCGTCCTTAGCTTCTTCTGCTTTGGGTTCTTCCTCTGGTTTCTCCTCGTCTTTATTATCAACTGCACGTTCTTCTTCTTTAGGTTTTTCCTCGTCTAAAGCTTTAATTTCTTGCATTACTTTTTCAGCTTCATCAAGTTTACCTTCTGATAATAAAGTTTGTGCTTGTTCCATAAGTTCTTGCCGTGACATACGCACACCCCTTTAATATTATTTTTCTTACTAAAGATAGTATATCACGAACAAGGGAACTTGTGGGCGTTACTTGTATAACCCTAATAGGTTTAGTTCTAATTCTAGTTTGCGTTTTTGGAACTGCTTGTTTTCTTCTTCAATCTGTTCTAATGAACGTTTAGCAACACTAACATCTGTATCTGCATATGCTGGAATTGAAACCAGTGAGATTTCAAACAGTGACTTGATTTGTTTGATAGTTCTGTGGTTAATTCCATCAGCCTTGCGCCATTCATCTTTGGCAACTGTGAATCCAAATGAACATTGACTAAGGTCACCACGTTTCACTAGTTCCATTGCATCACGTCCAACTGATGTGTCAGGAAGTAATGCTCTAAATTTTAACCCAATGTCGTCAACCTCTAATGTTAGCGTTCCACTCTTTGTCCGTCCTAATAACTTACTTGAATCATGGTCAACGAACATACGAACGTCACTCATATCAACACCATCTAATGCACGCTTATCTATGAACTCAATGAAGCCACCTAAGTTCTCACTAGGTGAATCAAATTTTAAAGCGTAACCCTCAACAATGTTGTCTGTTACTGTTTCAACCTGTTGTAGCTGTCTAATTTCAAGATTCTTCACTTGCTGACACTCCTTCTTTTCCATCTACTTTCATTAATTCTTCACCTTCTTCAACATCTGCATAACCTAAATAGTCACGAATTTCGTTAGTCTTAATTGCTTTTAGCAACTCTTTATTCTGTTTACCTTCAAAAACTCGTTTACGTCTATCTTCATAGGTATCATTTAATAATGTTGTGAGGTCTAATTCTAACTCGTTACCTGTTTTAATTTCAATTTCATCACAGATAGCTCTTTCATATTGGCTAATAGTTGAAGCAATATAGATGTCATTTGCACCACTATCTGTAGAGTTTACTAATTCCATACCAAAGCGGTTCAATGGAATACCTAATACTTTTGCAATCTGTTGTGTACTAAACTTGTTACCTTGAATCAGTTTAAGAATATCAGTATTCATTTTGTATTCTTGGAACTCTGTTGTTTCGTCTAAGACAATAACGCCATTACTGTTAGTGCTACCACCGTTTGCCTTTTCAAAGTCCTGTCTGATTTTTGCTTTTGTTTCGTTGTCAACGTAACCGCCTTTTAGTTTTAAGATACCTCCTCCAAATACACCGTTAGCAAAGAACTTGCTTAAAATCTTACTACCGTTTGATTGCATAGCTACTTCATCTTTCAATGATAGTAAAGGGCTTCTACCAAGGAAACCATCTACAGTTGTAATTCTAAAGTGTAAAATATCTTCTGGTTTACACTTGTACATGATACTACCATAATCCATTGTTACGTCATAGGACCATTCACCTGTTGTAACGTTTTGGATTACGTTTACTTGTTCAGGTTTTACAAACTCCAAGCTCTCAACTACCCCTAATTTATCTCTGTGGATTAATGCATATGAGTTACCGCTTAAAATTAAGTTTGCTACTGTTGCATACATGAACATGTAATGACTTTGCTTATTATTTGGTCGTTTGTTAATCATTTTTAGAAATTGTTCATCAGCTTCACTATTCTTAGTTGGTCTAAATTTTGACTGTCCTAAGTCACCACTAATAATATTGATACCTGTGAAAATATCTGAATTACGTAGCGCTTTTTCGCCTGTGATTTCTGTTGAATAAATATCACTACTTTCGATAAAGTCAATGAAATTCTGCTTTGTTGTGCTTCTAGGTGCGACAAAAACTCCCATTTAATTATTCACCTTCTCCCAATTCTTTGTATAAGATTACTGCTGGAATTAATAATGCTACGGATAATGCTACTAAGCCACTTACTAAACCAGTGAAAAACATTGCTGTGACTAGTGATAGCATACCTAAAACGTAGAAAATTACTACTAACCATACCGGATTTTGCATATTTACCCCTCCTATATACCCCATTTTACCACAAAACATATAAAAAAAGAGTGCTAGTTAAAGCACTCTTTTTAGTTTATGCTAGTTTACGTAACGTTTTACCTTCATCATTTAATAGATATACAGTTAAAATCTTATAACCAAAGTAGTCATTTTCAAGTTGTTCCAATACAATATCTCTTCCAGCGTCAATACGAATTGTTATAACCTCATTATCTGGTAAAATTACTTTGATATTTTTACCTGCTTTTACGGTACGCTTCACCCCAGAAATATAGTCCGTTTCTAAAACTACTGGAATATCATGTTCTACTCTTTCTGTTTTGTCAATTTGTAATAACATTTTACATCTTCCTTTCTATCTGTCTGTTTTGTTAGTATCTCTACCACTTCTATAGTATACCATGTTTCCCTTACCGTGTGGGTGTTACTTATACACCAAATCCAAATTTTCCTTCTTCAATCAGTTCTTTAAAGCTAATATACTCATAATCAAAGTACATTGCTTCACTCATTGCATTAATTAATGCATCTATAGGGTCAATTTTGTTACGATTCATAGCCTTTTCAATGGCTATATTGTCCGCAAACTCACGCATAATAGCGTTATATACCGCTCTAGTTAGTAGTGGGTTGTCTGTTTGAATCACTTCACCCTTGATAATTGCATCTCTTAAATACTTTGTAGGTGCGTTTAAGTATTGGATGCGCTGTGGTACTTCAATTAGTTTGTCTGGATAGTCCTTACTTAAGTTGATTACAGATGGTGTTGCTTGGTGTCCGTCATAGTAAATGCCTTGTAAGTCCAAGTCATACTCTGTTATGAACTCTCTTATCCATTCGCACATGTCTTCATGGTCTATCAAACCATCTGGACGTTGGCTAATATTTACTAGTCCTAAGTTCTCATACTGTCTATACGGTATCTTATCTTTTATCTGTTTAGCTTCAATACCACCCACAGAAGCTATAAAAGCGTGACTGTCAAGAAGTAGCTTGCGTTCCTCTGCAATAGGTATCACCCAGCTAACTGCCGTCATATCGCCTGTACGTGCCAAATCAAGACCTATATAAACTGGTCTACCTTTTATATCATATGGTTTGGTCTGCTTAACAGCTTCCCAAGATTCTTTATCAATGAAACTGTCTTGTGATGATTGTACCCAGAAGTTCATCTCTTTAGTTAGCCAACCACTCATGTCACCCTTAGCCTTATACTCTGCTAATGAGTTAACCTTGTGTTCATACATTGTTTCATGCAACTGTGCATTCTCAAACAGTGGGTTACTCTTAATCCAGTTAGCTTCATCATCTACTTCACTTAGACTATCCATTTCCCAACACAAGGCAAGGTATGCATCAGCTTCCACTTCCTCATTAAGTAGCTTAGTTATAAATGGGTATTCTATGCTGTGCATTGGTCCATTCAAGTTTTTGGTTGTTGTACTAATAATCAAAATTAAACCTTGTAATTGTTGTGACTGTGAACTTTCTAATACCTCAATCATGGCTGTGCTTTTAGCTTCTCCATACTCATCAAGTACACCACATAGCACGTCTAGTCCGTCTAAGCTATCTGCATCACTTGATAGTGGCTTAACCGTTGATTCATCTTCTAAGTGTTCAATGTCTTTCTTATTAACTTTGGTTACTTTCCTTGTTCCATCACTTACTGCACGCAATGCCTTTAGCTGTGATTTTAACATGTTGAATACAATACCAGCTTGGTCTTTAGTATTAGCCGCCGCTACAATCTGTCTTGAAGCGTTTGGATACTGACCTAATAAGAACTCATATAATGAGATACCAGCAACCAGAATTGACTTACCGTTTTTACGTGCTAGGCTGATATATACTTTTCTGAATCTGCGCATTCCGTTTTTCTTTTTGCGCCACCCATATATCATTGCAATAATAAACTTCTGGAACTTAGCTAGTTTATTTGTCTTACGTGTCTTTGGGTCTGGTAGCATTTCAATAAATGCAACTGGTTCTAGTGCTTCTTTAGGGTCATAGTAGTATGGATAATCTGGGTCTAGTGACCGCTCTAAGTCCTTCTCATGACGTCTAATGGCTTGTTTAATCTTATTACCTATTGGTATTTGATTCTCTCTTACGTAGTCTATATAGTCTTTTACAAAATCTTGATTCATAGTTATACCTCCTCATATGTATTATAGCATAAATAAAAAGACTTAGGTCATGAGTTTATCCAAAGGGGATAACAAACTTACCTAAGTCAATTGGTCGCACAGCAACCGTTATTAAATGATTAAGTGTTGTTATGTGGTTGGGTGACCTTCCACATACGGAATACCTCACAACACTTAATAGAGTTTTGCTCACTTGGTTAAGGAGGTAAGAGCATTCCTTTTGTGCTGATTGCTACCAATCTCATGATAGCCCTTCTAACATGTCAGTAACTTTTGACCATAAGTTACTCCTGAATTGTAAACCTCAATACAATTCTAAACCTACAAATCATCTGGAAGGCGTTTTCCATAAATACATTATACCACAACTTACTAACTTTGTTGACGTAACTTAATCAACTGTCCTAGTGGGTCATTGCTTTCTTTTGCTTTTTCAGCTGGTGCCACTATTTTCAGTCTTGCGTTAATTGTCAAACCAAGGTCAGCAGTTGCGGACTTCAACTCTTTACTATATGAGTTCATGATGTCAACACGTGGATTCTTCTTACCATCTGGTGTGATTTCTCCTTCTTCCATCAATCGCTCTGTTGCTTCACTATATAGGTAAGTGTAATTACAGTAACGAACCATTGTTTGTTGGTCCAATTCTGAAATAGGTAGGTCACCTATAAAGTGTGAGATACGTTCCCATTCAGGAAAAGCACCTTGCAATAATCCTTGTGGATAATAACTAAAGTCTAACTTCTCATAGTTGTAAAGTGCTTCTTCCTCTTTCTTACGTTCCTCTTGTTGCTCTGTTGTGAGGTTGCCAACTTGGGCATTAATTAATTTTCTTGGTCTACCCATTATGTTTCACCTCCTTATACTACTTCAATAATTTCATAATGGCGATTGCGTCCACCAAGCTTAGTGCGTACGTCTTTAAAGTAGCCTGATTTTTTATTATAAAATTTGTCTGCTTCTGTTTGCGACTTAAACGCTCGTGTTTGTTGCGTGTGCAAATCTTTTACCATAATAGGTTTTGGTGCTGGAATAATAATTACCTCCCTTACTATAATTTAAATTTAAGAAAAAACTCCCTAACAAAATTATAGCACAAAACGTGTTGTTTGAGAAACCAGTTTTGATGCGTGTTATCAGGGAAGTAATTCGTGATAGTGAATCTGTGTAACAATCTGTGAAACGTTTGATATTATTGAAAAGAAACCAGTTTTGAATCGTGTTTTTCAAGGGAAAAAACGTGTTTTCAAGTTTCGTTTTTAGAAATTCGTGTGAAG